TTCAAGAAGTCACAAACACAGATCACAGGAATGATGGGTGCGGCCGCTCAACGATCACAGCAAAGGTTGGGACGCTGATGGCTTTCCTCGAGATGGAATTTCCGAGGTCGGTATCCTGGAAGACGATGGGAGGTCCGACTTTTAATACCACAATCAACGCCGGCTTTAGCGGCTATGAACAACGCAATCGAAACTGGTCTCAGGTGCGTGGTAAGTTCATGGTCAACCTGATCAGCCCGCCACCTTCACAGTTTACGGGCACGCAGCTCCAATGGCTGAATATCATTCACTCGTTCTTTTTGAACGTGGGAGGCCGCGCGGACGGCTTTAGATTCTATGACCATAAAGACAACCAAGCAACCGGTCAACAAATCGGTGTTGGTGATGGCAGCACGCTTGGTCCATACCAGTTAGTGAAAGTGTATACGACTGGAAGTCGCTCCTACACTAGACTAATCCAGAAGCCTATCACATCAGCAGTTAATGATTATCAAGGCAACGCTCTAACCAACACGGTCGTCGTTTACGATAACGGAGTTGTGGTTTCGGCTGCGTTCTACACAGTGGATGCAACAACTGGATACGTGAACTTTCTTGCAGGGCATGCTCGAGCGATCAACCACGTGATCACCGCCGATTGCCAGTTTCATTATCCTGTGAGATTTGATACGGATGACTGGCAAATAGAAGTCGAGGAATCGAACGTGCTTGGTGGTAATCCGATCGTGAGCGTTTCTCAGGGACAGCTCGCCATGATGGAACTCCGGATTGTACCAGGACAGGCAAGTGGTTAGTCATAACACGGTATGAGTGAATTATGAAGAGTGTATCTACAGCCCTATCGACGCATATTGCGCTGCCTTGCACGACTCTTGCAACCCTTTGGAAGGTCAAACGGGCCGACGGCGTGATTATGGGTTTCACGAATCACGACAAGGATTTGATATTTGATATTGATGCTGCAACAAGTCCGTACAGCGGTGACGGAGTCACAACGTACTACGCAAGCACAGGCATGGCGGCGAGTGCAGTCGAAACTGGTTCGGATCTAAGTATAGACAATTTGGAGATCACGGCATTCATTGATTCATCGGCCATTACTGACACCGATATTCGAGCAGGCCGCTACGACTATTGCCAAATCTCGGTCGTACTGGTGAACTACAACGATCTGACGATGGGCTGCTTGCGCTTGAGATTTGGAACGATAGGCCAGGTCGTCATTAAGAACGGACTGTATAGTGCAGAGATTCGGGGATTATCTTACTACTTTGGAACAGTGATTGGATACACATTCGGGCCCATCTGCCGAGCTGATTTGGGTGATAGCAAGTGTTCACCTGCCGGTGAAGTTAATTTAACAGCATTGTCACAGACTGGTTACGTGAGCTCCTCGACAAATCGGAGAACATTTGTTCCGAATGCTGTCTTAACATCGCCACTTACGTCGCTGACAGGTGCAGCCGGTTATTTTAATCAAGGTGTGCTGACGTGGCTGACAGGATTAAATGCAGGCTTGCTGATGGAAGTTGACACTTGGGATGGTACGACTATCGCTTTGTTTGAATCAATGCCATTCACAATTACGCCAGGTGACACGTTCAAAGTGGAGCCAGGCTGCAACAAGACGACTGATTGCTTTGCAAAGTTTAATAATATTGTGAACAAGCAGGCCGAACCTTTCATTCCGGGTACCGATGCAATTATGAATTATGGGTCACTATAATGATCACGGTAATCACAAGCAGCCGGACAACGCACAAATCGGAAACGACTTTTCCGAAGTGTGATACGTGTGGGACTGCGGCAACTCATGGCGTGCAGGATTGCAACGAGATACTCACGACTGATCCAGAAGGATACCGTGAATTTGAGTTGATCAGTCAGATTCGCCGTGGATGTGCGAGCCATTCAGTTGTATCTTACACGACGTACTTAGATGGTCGCAAGCTTCACACAGACGCTTGTGTTCCAGAGAGGGTGCAATGCCAGTAACACGATCAGCAGTTGTTGCAGCGGCACGTCGATGGATTGGTACGCCATTTGCGCATCAAGGACGTGTTAAGGGTAGAGCTGTCGACTGTCTTGGTTTAATTTTGTGCGTGCTCGAGGAAGTGGGTGCGATGGGTGCGAGTCCCACATCAGAGTCCTGGACGCGGCTACCTGAGTACACGCAGTACGGTCCGGAGCCAGGCAAAGGAAAAGTTTATGCAGGATGTATCAAGCATGCAATTCTAAAACCATTTCATGAAGTTAAGGCTGGGGACATTTTATCGTTGCGCGCCCCATCGGAACCCTGCCATGTCGCCTTTGTTTCTAAGCAAGGTACAACCTTATACATGATCCACGCTTACAACGGCGGGAAGCAGATGTGCGTGGAGCACGTGCTCGACGAGATTTGGCTGCGGCGTATTGCTGGTGTGTTTGAGATACCCGATATTGAGGATTAAATGGCCCGAATTGCACTAATGGTCGGCGGCGCGATTGCAGGCGCTCTCTTGGGGTTTATCTTTCCCCCACTTGGAGTGGCTGCGATGTCTGCTGCCTTGTCGGGCGCTGGCGTTGGTGCCACGCTTGGAAGTTTGGCTGGATCCCTTTTGTTCCCCGGTCATACGTATTCTTATGGCGCGCGCCTTAATGATCTTCAGGTTAGTTCCTCGGCTAACGGTTCGACATACCCGTGGGGCTATGGTGGTTTCCGTATTGGTGGTCAAATCATTTGGAGCCCTGGCCTTATTGAGACTGCTACTAAACAGAACACTAGCTCCAAAGGCGGCCCCACCAACACGAACGTATCCTATACGTACACCATAAGTTTTGCAGCAGCTTTTTGCCAAGGACCAGCGAAGGTTACACGCATTTGGATGGATTCGCGTCTTGTTTACGATACGGTCACCAAAGGGGCGACGGCTGATGCTAAGTTTGATACCGGTATACCAAATCACAATCCATCTGTGATCAACACAGTCGTTGTTCTGCCTACAATTTATCCTGGAGATGAGACGCAACTACCAAATTCAACCATTCAGGCCAATGAAGGCGTCGACAACACGCCAGCTTTTCGTAACACCTGTTATATCGTTTACACAGATTTGCCTCTGGCAAGTTTTGGAAATAGATTGCCAAATATTCGAGGAGAAATTTCTATCAGTACGGCACTGGCATTCTTGAAAGATACGTATCCTGGTCGAGGAAGCACTGGTGTGGATTCGCTTACTGTGCCGTCGCGTTGTCTGGTGGATTCAACGAATCGAAAGGCATACATTATTGATCAAGGGCTAGGATCACGAAACATTCAGCAAGTGAATTTGGTTGCGGATGATACGTCACCACTTAATCGTTGGCTACCGTCGACTATCTATGCTGTTGGTGATGAAGTGCTTGATTCCAACGGCAACGTGCAGGCAGTGGTTCAGATTCATGATCCTGGTGTTACTCATTATGTGGAACCGCGAAATGGATTGACGTATCCCACAGGCCCCGGTATGTCGGGAGGTCTTGAGCCATCAGACACTGTGATTGGTTCATTCAATTATAAATGGCAGCCGGAGGGCGCAACAACTGGTGATCCTACTGACTTTGCACAACCCTTTCATGTTGACCCAATTGTGTGGAAGAATCTTGGGGTTGGACCTGCTGCAATTGTGATTGCAGAACAAGGTGTTTTGACACCAATTTTAAGCCCCGGTGAAACTGAGAGCAATACTGAAAAAGCTGCGACGACGGGTCTTGATCCTTTCGGAAATATCTGGCAAATCGTTGGGGTTAACAGCAGCATCGCCTACTTACAGTGCTTTGATCCAACATCGTTTCTTGCAAAGTTTCGAATCTTACTTCCGTTTCCAATAGGATATTCTGCACAGATTACTAGCATTTCTTTTGCTACTACGGTGAACGGCAATTTCTTGTATGCTTTTTCATCGACTGGCCAGATCTATGTGTACAACCTAAAAGGTAATGCACAGCAAGCTGGCCCAGCCAATATGTATCTTGCATGTGTCGGCACTGGTCTTACCGTTGAGAATCGTGCTTGTGCAACTGTGGCATCTGATGGTCAGATATTTGTTGGCTACTGCACATTCGAGGGCCCTACTTTCGTTGCACGGTTCGATCCAAACTCGCAAAGCGTTATATCGTCTTTAGATTTATCAAGTGCAATTGGCGGCAGCAACTCACGGATCTTCATCGCACTTTGGAATCCAGTTGATAAGTCAATTTTGGCAATTACCGTTGCCGGCCGTCTTGTTAAGATAGATGCAGTGTCATTGACGGTAACAGCCGTATCAGCCGACAATGCTGTCTACGTTAGTCCACCTGTCTTCCCCTTGGATCCAACATATTTTACACAGAATGGTGTGCTTCCACCAGATGGAATGTTGCGAGCTATTAAAAGCGTCGCTGGCATTTTCCATTTGGTTGTGTACGATAGCTCTTTGACTCTGGTTAGCGATACGCCGCTAACTGATTGGTTTTTGAATCAATCACCTATTAATCTTCAAAATGGTGCACGAGATTTTGATTGGCCGACTGGTTCCATGGTTGTAACTGCTCCAACGGATGCAAATTATAAGACGTCAAGCTATCGCATTTATATCAATCGGCAGGCAGTCAGCGCC